CCAAGTCGAAACCACCCATCAATATCTCTGCAGGTGTACCCGCCATATCTTGACTTGTACCTTTGGTAGTAGCACCAAGGTCGTTGTCAACGTGGAACCAGTCGGAGCCAACAGTAACTATAACACGGTCAGGTGCGTGAGGCAGCATGCTCATCAACCTCTCTGTCCTTTCCATCAACCTTACTTCGGCTTCGTTCAAATTATACGTTTCACCTACTTCGTCAGTCCAACCGTATTTCCCATAGTGGAAGTCAGTGGGGGAAACCACTAATGCGTATGGTCGTGTGTTTTCCTTGTGAACCATAGGTCTTATAGGCACACTTGGTATTTTTGGCAGAGAAGTTATGTGTTGTAACATGTTTTCAAAGAGGTTATCCCACTTTTGGGCTTTCTTCTTGGTATTTTGCATTTCTTTCTTTTCAAACATCTGATTTATGTTTGACTTTTTCATGTGTAGTAGTTGGTCAACCAAGTCTTCTTCGTCTGTTTCCTTTATTTGTTCGTTGGTCAAGGGAACCATAGAATGCGTCCAATTGTGCTTTCGCCTGTATTCATCGAACCAATTACTAGGGAATTCCCATTTGTTGCATACTTCGGCTGAAGACAACGGAGTTCCTATTGTTTCGGAATAATCAATCATCATGCCTCGATGGGTATTGCCCGGTAAAGCGACTAACTTGTCTGCGCTGTTTAGATAAGTGTAGTATATGTCTGTCTTTGCATCATATGTATCAGGAGACTTGTTCTTCTTTCTTATCCTTGCTATGAATGAAGCCCAACCTCTCTCGCTTCTTGATGGATATTTGTCTTTCAAGAACCTCGCTAACGATATATCATTGGTAAAATCGTTTTCGTGTCTCTCGACTATCGCTGTGTCTTTCTGCTTTCGCTCTTGGACCCCTTCTTCCTGTCCCATGAAACAAAGTTTCAGCTGTAGCCCACTTAAAGGTTCGGGTCAAATTAATTCTTTCAATTAAATAAGTGCAGGCTTTACAAAAATAAAAAGGTGCTGTGCTGCGCTTTTTATCAATTCTTTCTTTTCCCTATAAGCGTTTGATACGGATTTCCCTTACATATGCCCTAATGGAAATAAATTAATTATCGCCTTAGCGTTTCTGTCCTGCCTTTAATTAATTATTGTCGAAAGTGAAAGAATTGAAAGAATTCGACCAAAAGGTTAAAGGAGACAGCTGAGAACGCTCAATACGCGCATAAAGTTGAGCAAATTGGAGCTGGGTATATGAGTAAATACAAAACACTTGACATAGAAGCAGAAGAAAAAATTGACATAGACGACGGTGTGACGTTAAACATCGTGGGTTCTAAGGTAGAAGGTGGTCTTGCTGCCGTTGCTGGTGTTAAGGATTTGGTTAGTGATACAAACGAATTCCGACTCAACTCTAATTACGACAACGATTTTGACCTATACGACGATATGTTGAGGTTAGACCCTGAACTAAATGGTGCAGTACGCGCTATAAGTCTATCTGCTAACGATTGGATGGTTGACTACACCAAAGGCAAGAACCGAAGAATAAGGAGGGCCATAAAAGACCTCGTTGAAGAAGTGCTTGACATGGACGATGTTCTAATTAACTCCATGAGAAACCTCATGGTGTACGGCAACGACATAAACAAGATAGTCGGTACTATGGGTAAGGGTATCACAAGATTGCAATCACTTCCCGTAAAACAAATAACAATCGTTGATGAAAGGTCGAGATTCACAGCAGACGGTGCTACATACCCATTCGTGGCCGATGAAGCCAACCCCATCATAGACCCTGCTATCTATGTCCTACGCGAGCAAAAATATACTCAAAAGGCTTGGTCAAGAGACGAAATATGGCATCTAAGGATTGACTACCGCTCCAACTGGTTCACCGATTCTATGGGTAGGAAATCATACGGTGTGTGGGGAGCATCAAGGTTTTCATCATTGAAGCAAGCCATACGTGCGAAATACAACTCGCTGAACAACAGAATCAGCCTTGAAGACAGCCTAACCAAGCAATACATCACTATACACTCAGATGCTACTGCACATATACAAGACCCCGGCGAACAACAAGAAAGGCTTTCACACATCATCAGCAAGGTAGGAACTTTGTTAGGCGGTCTTCGTGGCGACCAAGTACCCATTCTACCTCACTATGTCAACATGCACCACATAGATTTGGCTAACACCATACCAGACAACACTAACTTCTTGGATTCGATAAACGCAGACATAAGTGCTGTTATGCAAGTTCCCCGTGTGGCTGCCGGTCAAGAAAGAGGGTCCACCTTCGCAGCGACCTACAATGCTAACATGTGGTCGTTCCAAAGCATAAAGAGATTGCAATTGGTAGTAGCAACACACATAAAGGAACTATTTTCTAAACATTTGGAAATGTTAGGCATCCCCCACATGAAGTCAGACATCCCGCCATTGACCTTCAAACACCTAGTAGATGAGTCTCCAACAGAAAAGATGGAACGAGCAACCAAAGGATTTACAACAGGTGTTCTCACGCTCAATGAGGCAAGGGGAATAGTAAATTTGGAGGAAGTAAGAGATGGTGACAACAGACGAAATAACTAGATTTAGAATACAAAAAATGGAAGAAAAGTTGGATAAACACGAAGAAGTGCTTGAAGGCGTTAGCGAAGTCTTGTTGGAACTAAGAACATCACATGCAAGTATGGTTGCAGTGAATGAAAAGACTAATGAATTGTTGGAAAAGGGTTTTGAATTGATGAAAAGATTGCTACTAATGTTCGCGGTTACGGCCCTTGGTGGGGCCGGAGCCATAAATCTCATGTGAAACATTAAATGAGGTGACCTCGCGATAACCTAATTGTATGGTAAAGATTGATTGCTATGCTAACTGACGACTTGTTGTTCTATACATTTTACGGACTAGGAAGTTTAGCAATCATTTTCTTCACCCTACTTGAAATTAGGAGAATGATAAAAATGAAGAAATCACTAGGCAGCGGTCCTAACGATAGCCTGATGTTGGTGTTTGGTTTTGGAGTTGTGTTATCATGGGTAATAATAGCAGCAACAGCATCATACTTCAGCATAGTAGAAGAAAGAGAAATCACTGATTCGCAACTCACTGTCATCGGTCTTCTCGGTGGCCCGGCACTTCTCATGATAACCTCGGTCCTCGACTTGTTCAAGGGTAAGGAAGGTGCTAAGATTAACATACTACCTGACCAATTGGCATCGAATGTGAGTGCCACAGAGACAGAGAAAGAACACATAAGGGTTCTTGAAAAGGCTCGCATTGACCATGAACTAAAGATGGAAGAAATGCAAAAGGCTCACGAACTTAAGATGGATGAATTCGTGACAACCAACGGAAAAAGCGGGGGGAAGAAGTGAGTTATGAATTCGTCCTCGGGTCCATGCTCTTTTTGCTCGCTGCAACTCTGTGCGATATGTGGCTTCGTAGGCGAGGACTATGATTGAATCAATCGCCTATGGTCTTTGTTCTGTATGTTTGCTACTTTGGATAGGCATCGGTGCATTGCTATGGTCTAAGATTTTGGATGGGTATAGTTTCTAAATGTGGTGATGAGTCAAAGTGTTATTATACCTGTTGAGAGATTTTGAAGAAAAGGAGGCGTAAGTATGGGTTGTGGCTGTGGTTGTGGTGGTGAAGAAGTCGCATACGAGGATTGGGGAGCGGCTGATGTTTCTGCTGCTGAATACCAAGGTCGCAAAGTCACGCTCAACAAACCATTCCGCACACCTGGTGGTCCTAAGAAGTTCGGTGTATATACCAAGAATGAGAAAGGCAACGTCGTAATCGTCAGGTTTGGCGACCCAAACATGGAAATCAAAAGAGATGACCCACAAAGAAGAAAGAACTTCCGTTCCCGACATAACTGTGATTCACCCGGCCCTAAGTGGAAGGCTCGTTATTGGTCGTGTTATCAATGGCGAAGCGGTGCGAAGGTAGAGGGTTCCGAGGATGTTGAAGCCGGTATGGAAGACTACATATTCTCTACTCGCGAGGGCGCAGAAAAGAAGTCAAAGGAAATAGGGTTCGACGGTGCAACCTACATGGAGCGCATGGCTGACGGGACGCCGATGTATTTCCCCGGTCCAAACGATGAAGAATTTCAAAAGTGGTTCGACAAGAACGATTCCCATACGGCCTCCGAGCCTTGTGGCTGTGGGTGCGATGACGACTTTGGAGCAGAAGAAATAGAAGAAACAGAGAACTTGGAAGCCGATGAAAGAAGCACACCTGCCCCACCAAAGGACAGGCGCAAAGGTTCAAAGAAGAACAAACCAGGTTCGGCAAGACCCGGAGGCAAGGTCACTTTCTCTGAATCAGTTACTAAGTCATTGCAAAATAAAGTCACCGAACACAACAAGAAATCCGATAGAAAGGTTACATTAGCCAAACTAAAAGCCGTGTACCGTAGAGGTGCTGGCGCATATTCCACCTCCCACAGACCCGGTGTATCAAGAGGTGCTTGGGCTATGGCAAGGGTCAACGCATTCTTGAAACTTGTTCGTTCAGGCAAACCAAGCAACCCAAAATATACACAAGACAACGACCTACTCCCATCTGGCCACCCAAGGAAAAGTAAGAAGGCTTCTTACGAAGAACCGTGTGGCTGTGGTTGCGAGGATGATATTATGGCAGAAATGATAGAAGCAGAAATGATACGAAGGGATGTGTTTGACAATCCCGGCGAGGCTATGGAAAGAGCAAAAGAACTTGGTCTTGATGGAATTCATTCCCACGAAGAAAACGGTAAGACAGTCTTTATGCCCGGTAAGAATCATGAAGAATACATGAAGAAGACCGGGGGCAAGGACGTAGGTAAGAAAGAAGAAGTCGAAGGCTACTATGATGACGAAAAGAAGAAGAAGAACGCATCATATCACACAAAAGATTCTTGCAAACCGGGCTACGAAAAGAAGGACGGTATGTGCGTCAAGGTTTCAGTTACCCTTGATTTGGAAATAGAAGAAGCAGAGTCAGTCTTGGAAGCAAGCACAGGCGAAACAATCATACGAATAAAGGGAATAGCATTCCACGAAGGAGTCAACAAGAACAGATGGTCGCTCACTCGAGCGGGCGCAGAACATGTAGTTGATAACTTCGTTGGGACTGATTTGACGCTACTTCACCCTAAGACAAACGAGGTAGGTTCTGGATTCACCCGAAACATGGATGGTGGTGTGGAAGAGGCCATAGTAGGGTACGTCACATCTGCTCATATGGATGAAGATGATGATGGTTGGTTGGTTAGATTCGAGGCTAACGTCATTAGAACAGAGTTGTTTGAGGCTTTGGAATCCGGGCTTTGGCTCAGAGAAGGGTACGGTGTTTCAATCGGCGGTACAGGCAAACCCGAAGTCATTAGGAGCAGCGAAGAAGGTCACAAAATCATGGTTTTCGGCAGCGAGTTCAAGATAGACCACTTGGCTATCGTCCACAAACCAGCATATCCAAAGGCAAAGATTACTGATGTAGAAAGGGTGAAGAAAACGGAAGGGTTTATTAGTAGTATGAGCGTTAGGTCGGGACATCAACAGGTGAATATTATGACTGAAGATACAATTGAAATTGAAGCAAACGACAACAGTGCGCTTCTTGCTGAGATGGAGGACCTCAAGGCGAAACTCATCCTTGCTAACGCAACAGTCGATGAATACCACGCTAAAGAGGCCGCTGCTGCGGAGGCAGAGCGAATGGCTCTTGTCAACAAGGCAACCGAACTCGGCATGAAGGGTCACGATGAACTGACAACGGAGACCCTAGAGGGACTCATCGCGTCTTGGGAAGCCGCTCACCCAGAGCCAATCCCAGTCGAGATGGAGCCTGTAGAGGCATCCACATCCATTGAGGACGCACCAGTGGCCCCATCCGGCGCTGTTGTGGCAAACTACCTCAACGGTGACTTGGTTGAAACCCCAGAAAGCATCTACGCAAAGGCTTTCAACATGTGGGTTGCCAACTGGAACGGCAGCATGGCTGGCGACGATATACGCGCTCCTTCCTATGAGGAAGCAAAAGAAAGGAGGATGATTTAAAATGGTAGCATACGCAGGAAATGACGCAGCAAACGTGATAGACATACAAGAGACTTTCGCCTCTGGTGGATTATTGGTTAAGTACGACGCAAGTGGTATTCTAATGACCGCATCGGTGACTGACACCCCTATCGGGTACACACTACAGGAATCTTCAAGGGACGCAGACCTTGCCCTTGAGGCTGCTGGGACCGGAACTGTTTCGGTTGCACCTCTAAGTGGCATTTGCTACCTAAAGTGCATGGCTATCGCAAGCCCCAAGTTCGGACTACCACTATATGTTTCACAGACGGCTGACAACAACGGTCACGTTGACGACGATTCATCAAACAGCGCAGTCTTTGTAGGCTACTACTTTGGTGATGAAAGTGCTATAAGCACAGGAGACTTAGTACCAGTTTCGTGCTAATTAAGGAGATGATGATATGAATGAGACACTAGATACAATACTACGCGGAAAAGACGATACATTTGCAGCCTCTACTGGCCCAATGGCCCCACCGGATGCTGTTCTTGAGCAGACCCTAAGAGACTTTATCCAACTTCAGTCCAACGTCATAAGCGTTGGAACTGACCTCGTTGGTGTTAGGTCCGTCCCTTGGCTAGAGTTCAAGTGGTACACTGGCACGACTGGTACGTTCACCTACCCAGTCGATGACGCTGCTGTTGTTGACCCAACCAAGATTGGTACGGCTAACTACACCGTCAAGTTGGAGAAGGGTCAGGGACGAGTTGTGTTCCTTGACACTGTTAGACTACGTGGCGAGTCCTTTGAAACGATGGACAGGCAGCAACTCGGTATCGTCCGGGCTCGCGCAGACCTAATCGACAACCACATCCTAACGAAACTACACGGTGGCGCTGGCCAGTCGGCTGCTGCTACTGCTGTGTTCGGAAGCGGTTCCGCTGATGAAGAGGGAGACATCCTCGGACTTATGGACCTCCTCTTTGCTAACGCAAAGGTTTCCGGCGATGAAGGTGTGGCTCTCGTACTACCTGCTGACAAGAGAAGTGCTATCCTTAACACGACTCTTTACGGAAACGTTGTCGAGTCCCTTGGCGACCACCTACGCAGAATAGCAAACGTGCAGTTCTACTACACCCGTGACTTCGGTTCCTCGTCTGCCCTTGGCAACGATGCACTAATGCTAATCCCCGGTGCTGAGACGGCTGAATTCTTTACCTACAACGGACCTGGGTTCCAAGAGACGGAACTAACCCGCCTACCCGGTGTCGGCTTCGACTGGCTCCTAACTGGCTACATGGGTACTGTTATCCACGAGCACCAAGACGGTGCTGCATCAGGAAAGAACAACCGTATTCTCAAACTTACGGGCGTTAGGTCCTGATGGTGATGCTTAATGGCACGTCTAGGACAAGCACGAAGGATGGTTATCCTCGCAGCAATGTGCAGCGCTGCGGGGAAACCTATCCCTTCCATCTGGCCTGAAGGCTTAGAGCCACGAAAAGCGGCTATGAGCAAGTGGGTTGCTAATCTTAAAGTGGAGAAGAAGGTTGATAAGAAGTCGCCTCCCAAGAAAAAGGTGAGCAAAGATGCCAGCGAAGAAGAAAAGCAGTGAAAAGAAGGAAACAAAAGCAAAGGGGCCGACCAAGGCTTCTTTGACTTCTGAACTAAACGCTTTAGGAATACCTATCCCCGATGGGGCTAAGATTGCTGACCTAAAACACCGCAAGAAACATTGGTTGCCCGGTGCTGGTTGGTTGGTAAGGATGTATAGACAACACCCTGTTCTAAGAAGTGCTGGTATTTTGCCCGGAAAAATGTATTGGCTACCCAATTCACGATGGGCCGAAGAAATGATAAAGACCAAGAAACTTACCGTGATTCGGCGCATGAGTGAAGTACCTGGAAAGGCTATTGCTCTTGATGTGCCGGAGGGTTGGAATGGCAGTCTCTGAACAAAACATCAGGGACCTGCTTAACTTCCCCAAGGGTCTTAATTCTGGCACTATAACAGAATACATTTCCTTGCGAACAGCACAAGTCAACAAGATGGCTAGAGGCTCACTTTACTTGGCAGATTCAAGTTCCTATGTCGTGGGTGACACAGAAAAGGATGCTGCTGTAAAGGCTCTTGTCTGTGTTGATTGTCTTACCGTATTGATTGATACCATTCCGACATATGTAGTAAAAGAAGAGCAAAGAGAAAACGACATCAGGTTGAGTAAGCAACTTGCTGTCTTCCAGAAAAGAGCAGAAGACCTTGTGGCAAATATTGCTGAAGCGGGAGCCACGGCTTTCGTTACAGGTAAGACTGCTACGGGGTTAGAGTGATATGGCTAATAGATATTGGATTGGTGGCTCAGCCGGCAACGTAGCGAATAATACGGCCAACTGGAGCGCCTCTTCTGGTGGTTCTACGGGAGCATCAGTACCGGGTACTTCAGACACTGCTATATTCGATTCCAATTCAAACACTGATTGTGTTTGGGATATTGCAACAGTAGGTGCTATAACATGCGAACTACCTTCCGCCGCGAGTGAGACTCCCGGAGTGGACTATGGTTATTTCAATGCTACTACCAATACCCCAAGAATAATACAATTCCAAAACGATGTGACCATATCAACAGGTCCATTTACAATAAACTGCGACCTAAAGGCAACTGCTGCAAGAAAGATTTCAATAGCAAGCAACGGTACAGGCAACAAACTATTCATATTCGGTGAATTAACAACTTACACCAACAAATCAAACTTCACATTCGCAATAACATCGAGTGCCACAAGTTCATCTACTGGCAGCCAATTCTTCTTGGAGAAAGGTGAATACCCAAATGTCACAATAGGCGTTGACGGCTCAGGTACTCCAAGACTTAACGTTGGTTATGTCGCTTCTTCTGCTACCGTTGACCCCAACTTCGAGGCTGTTGACTTTTACACATTGAATCTTGATGGGCCTACCTTGGCTACCAATGACCCAATCAACAACAGGGATTGGAAATACATAGTGCGCGATGCCTTGACAATAACAGGCACATTGTTCGATACGGGTGAAACAACATGGGAACTATACGGTTCTGCTGCTGGCCGCAGATTGCCTGTTACAGGTGACACCAGCAACTTCGGTTCAGGTGGCGTATTCGTAGCATATTGGAACAAGATTATACTTTCCAGTACCACTGCTGGTCATTATCACAAGATTACTGACGGTTTGACCCTAGTTTGCAACGAACTAATCATAAACTCTGACCTAAGACCAGAGAATAACACCAACTACAATTTAATCAAGGTCAATTCCACCCCGACTGTGCATGGTTCCTGGGACTTCTATGATGTAGGCGGTGGCTTCTATCATTCCGACCCACAGCGTTTCATTGCTCTACCACCAAACATAGGAACCGACGGCCAAGTCTTGAAGATAGCAAACGGAGTTACTGGATGGGGAACAGATTCAGGTGTTTCACTTTCAGGTAGCACCGACAACACAATAGTCACTGTGACAGGTTCAAATGCAATTCAAGGTGAATCCAACCTAACGTTTGATGGAAGCACCTTCGCTGTGACAGGTTCCACTGGTAGAGTGGGAATAGGTACTACAAGTCTAAGTGCAAGGCTTCATATTGACAACGTGTATTCCAAGACGACACTAAACGGTGCTTTTACTGCTATTCATAGCACGACAGACACACCCAGTACCGTTACATCTTCTGGTGCTACAACAATAACGTTAACAGACGCAAGTGCTTTCAGCACTTCAGGCTCAGGTCAAATCGGCGGTGATGCTTTCACATGGTCGGGTAAATCCTCTAATGACCTAACAGGTGTTTCAGGGATATCGGGTGACAAGGCTGATAACACTACCGTCACTGAAGACAAAGGCATGGTTCTGCATGATTCCTCTATCTTTGGTAGCAGTGGTACTGCCAGTATAAATGGTGATAACGTCACATTTACCGCTAACAGTGCAAACACTCTCACTGTCACTGGTGTATCTACGAATTATTCTGATGGAGCGAGTGCCAACGTCCCTTCTGATACCGATGCTATTAG